TTCTTCATCAGTGTCATCAAAAAGTTCATACATACTCTTTCATTGCTTTATTGACTGCTTTCTTCAACGCGCGTTCCGCTGGGCTCTCTGGTTCCCACGTGTCCCATGTATCGGCACACTCGTTCATTTTGACGGCGTGTTCGTTGTCTGTGCCTTCGTACCGGATCCACTCTGGTTCCTCTGATTCTTCTTCCTCCTCTTCGTCCTCTTCGTCCGAGTCACTTTCATAAACCTCTGGAAACAGAGACCCAAACTGTCTGCCCATGACTGTCCTGGCGGCATACATGAGTCCGTAGCATACGTCCTGTGCAGTGACACAGTCGCGCCCGGTCGCCTTGGCGTAATGTGCTGCGAGAACCACAGAGGACTCGAACACGGGCAAAAAGATGTCAGTCGCAGATTGCTCCATGAGTTATACGTGGTGTATTTTTTTATGAGTACATTATAGTAATGGCAGCAATTTCGGTTCTTCAACTTCGAAACATGGCAACAAACTTACTTGAAAACCCACCCGAGAATCCAGGATTAACAGATCAGGAATACATAGACTATTTAAAGAATCGACTTTTATCAAACCGCGTTCCTACTCTTTCTATACAAAGCATTGTAAACACTTTTAGTCAACACGTGACACGTGAACAATTTAATAACGCTCTTCAAAGTCTCATCACGTCAATAGATGCTTTTATTCCACCCGTTCATGCACCAGTATCACTCCAGGATATAAGTTTAGAACTCGGGAGAATAAGTCAAGTTACTGACTCTATCGATCAAGAAATATTATTCATCAACTACATTCCATTTATTTCTCAGTACCTGGATACTATAAATGTAAGAGAATCGCTTGGTACACGTAATCAAAGATTAGTACTTGCAAGTTTCGTTCAGGATTTTAACAGACGTGTTGATGCTCTTACCGACAATACTAAAGTTCCAGATTTTCAGTTTATTGTTCCATCGTACAACAATTACGTCAAGAGCGTACAATTGGCTCGTTCGAAACCAGAAGCCGACGCCGTTACTGCGGCATACACGAATATCATATACAATCTAATTCACACAAGTCTTGTTATCCCTCAGTGGACTTTTCCAACGGAAGTATCACTTTTAGGGTTTTATACATTAGTAGCCACGTCAAACACATCATTTATGGTATACCTATCAGAACAAACACCTGGTCTTAACGTATCAAATGGGTGGGTCGTCAACGGGCTTTCGGGTGTGTACGGAAATGTGAGAGTTATTGAGTATACAGCGAATGTATACGGAGATGTTGTCATTTCGGCAGGACCCCCTGCAGTCTCATTTCCGTTTGTATCAAATGCACGCGTCGTATCCGATCAACCCAACCCCGACCTGCCACCGAGTTCAATTATACGCCTGACATTTACACCACCCCTCGTGACAAGTTCAGTCGTGTCAAATGTCGTCGCTGCACCGAGTTTTGGATACTACGACCCACGGTATTTCGATGCGACTCATATAATAGGTACTCCAGGTGAAATTAGAGAATTGAATTCAAATGTCATGACATCCGAGGGGCGTGAAGTATATACGACAGTCGTTGATCGTGGAGCTGGGACAGGTGCTCTTATAGGACTCTCTGCAGTTGGTCCACAAGACAGATATATGTTTGGCGGTGAGTCACAATGGATACCTCATATTCGACAACACACACCATTTGTTGTTTCCCAGCGTCTTACAATTCCTTTATCAAATATAGGAGGTTACTTGGGAAATTCTGTTCAGGTGGATATATTTCCACGGGAACGTGGTGACCTCATTTCCAATATGTACTTGAAATGTTCACTCCCTGCACTTCCGCCAGGGTACTATTACACTGAACTTGTAGGGCGTGCCATTATAAACAAAGTTGAGTTTATCGTAGACGGAATCGTCTACGAATCAATCACGGATGATTGGTATGTCATACACGATCAGTTGATGCTCGACGCTGATGAAAAACTAGGAACGTATCAATTGATCAGTAATGGCACAACAGAAGGTTCTAATGTAACTGCTACAAATCAAATAGATTTATTCATACCTCTTGAATTCTTTTTCTGTCGTCGGTTCACGCACATGCGTGAGAATAAAAAGCCATATTTTCCAATGTGTGCAATTATGAACTCGACAATTTCAGTACGTTTCACTTTTAATAAAGCATCGTGGATTACGAATGCACCGATACCAGTCGAATTGATAAGACCTCAGTTGCTCGTAGAAGAAATTACATTATCTCCAAGGGAACGTATGTATTATCAAAGTCAACCTATGACTTTAAGAATTCCGCGTGTTTGGAAAGAAGCCGTTCAAAATTACTCAGGTGGTATAGCTCGTATGAATCTCACAGCCGACTTCAAAGTTTCTATGATAACATGGTTTATCAGAAATAAGGCGTATGAGAAAGAAAACAGTGCTTATTACTCATCAAGATATTCATACGGGTATACAACAGATTACATTGTCGCTGCGACTCCAGTGACATTTTTTAACGGAGTTCAGTTAAGGTACATTGATACGATTGATTATGCGACATTGTACTTGAATAACCAAAATGTTCTTTCAAACTTTCCAGGTGGTCTTTATTATACATTCAAACAAGCGATTGATCACAAACTTTCTGTTCCGACAAAGAATTTGTACATGTACTGCTTCAGTGAAAGACCTTTAGAATATAATCATGACGGTGGAAGTATGGAGTTTTCAAAGCTTAGTTCCCAGACAACACATCTTGACATAAAATTTCTTGAACAGTATGCTCCTCAGATTCAAGCAGAGTACTCTCTGAACTTGTTTTATTACGGGTACATTAATATACAAATTGCAAACGGAAGAATTACCCGTATTTGACTATGAAACATTCAGTATTACCAGCGTTTGAAAGACTTCCAAACACAGTTCCGTCGGAATTGTAAATTGTTACTGGGGATGAAGTGTAAACCCCAGTTACGTAAGAATTCCCTGACCCATCGACTGAAATACCATACCCTTCATCAACGTCTGTACCACCGACGTGTGTAGCCCATTGAGCAGTTCCGGATGTGTTGTAATTGACTATGTACGTATCATTACTTCCTCCATTCATAAGAGTTCCAAACGTAGTTCCGTCGGAATTGTAAATTGTTACCGGGGACGAATTGTAAAACCCAGTCACGTAAGAATTCCCTGAACCATCAACTGAAATACCACGTCCAATATCAACTCCTGTACCCCCGATGCGTGTTGCCCATTGCACAGTTCCAGAAGTATTGTACTTTACTATGAAAGCGTCATAATAGCCACTATTTACAAGACTTCCAAAAGTAGTTCCATCAGAGTTGTAAATTGTTACTGGGGATGAAGTGTATTGCCCATTCACATAAGAGTTTCCTGACCCGTCAACTGAAATACTGTATCCAAGTTCAGATCCTGTACCTCCTATACGTGTTGCCCATTGAGCAAAACCAGACGTGTTATACTTGACTATGAAACATTCAGTATTACCAGCGTTTGAAAGAGTTCCAAACACAGTTCCGTTAGAATTATAAATTGTTAATGGGGATGAAGCGTAATACCCAGTCACGTAAGAATTCCCTGACCCGTCGACTGATATACTATATCCGTTATCATAACCCCCAGAACCAGTGATATACGTTGCCCATTGAGCGAATCCAGATGTATTGTACTTGACTATGAATGCATTATCAGTTATTTCAGTAGGAAGAGTTCCAAACGTAGTTCCATCAGAATTATAGATTGTTAACGGGGATGGGTTGAAAGAATCGTAATATCTGTAAAAACCAGTCACGTAAGAGTTTCCTGACCCGTCGACTGAAATACCTAAACCAATTTCGTAACCGAAAGCTCCTATATGCGCCGCCCATTGAGCAAATCCATTCGTATTGTACTTGACTATGAAACAATCAATATTTCCAGAATTTGCAAGAGTTCCAAAAGTACTTCCATCAGAATTATAAATTGTTAATGAAGAAACGTCGTAATACCCAGTAACATAAGAGTTTCCTGCTGCATCAACTGAAATACTAGTTCCTGCATCGCCGCCTGTAGCAGTAATACGTGTTGCCCATTGAGCAGTCCCAGCCGTATTATACTTTACTATGAATGTGTCAGATCCACCGACGAAACCAAGAGTTCCAAAAGTACTTCCATCAGAGTTGTAAATTGTTACTGGGGATGAAGTGTAATACCCAGTCACATAGGAATTTCCGGATCCATCAACTGAAATACCGTATCCAAGTTCGTAAGATGCACCAGAAATACGTGTTGCCCATTGAGCAGTCCCAGTACCGCCCGAAGGCGGAGGAGGAGGAGGAGGAGGAGGCGGCGGGGTGTATATACCTGAGGAAAATGGAGTTGTACCGCCTTCTCTCAATGGATTTAATGTAACTCCGTTACCATCTTTTACTCTAAAAAGGTTGTACGAATGAGCATAAATTCTCAAATTTCTTTCATCCGAAGGACTTGCTGTAAGTGTCAATGAATGTTGTTGGCGCGTAATATTCGTCATGTTCATTTCACCAGTTGGTTGATCGTTTTCAGGCTCGAGTGCGAATGAATACATGTAGTAATTACCAGTCGGAACACGTGTATGATATTGCAAAGGCTGTAAAACGTGTAAATACTGGGCGGTTGCATAATTTCTTGTTATGAAATCTTGATTGTTGAAAGTGATCTGAAGGTTTACGAGATGACTTCCATAATCGTAAACATTTGATGCAGCTTCACTCTGAATAACCCAGAAGAGTTCTTTGACGTCATTCACAAAATCCGTATAGTATGTGTAGATTGTTTGAGTTGTAGACACAGGAATTTTAAACTGTAAACGTTGAAATGAATATGTCAGATACACGAGTTCATTCTTCTTGAACCAATCTCTTTCAGGTTGTGACAAGTACACATACTCGACAAACAAATCAACTTGAATAGTTTTTGTATAAATCGAATTTGTAAATGTACTCGAAGGGTTGAATACGACTCTGAACTTTGGAGCCTCTTTAAGAGCAAGTAAAGGGAGACCCTTTTTTAAAATCAGAAACGGTAAAGGAATGTGGTATGAACTCAGGGCTGTCGTTGTTCCTGTGCCTACTAAATTAGATAATGCAATCTGTTTTGCCTGGGGAACTTTAATATCACCAAGCATGTACAGATTTTCCCCGTAAATACGTTCGATGAGTTGGTCCTTGTATGACAGTTCAATGCGATCGATCATCGCAGTACCTGCACTTGGCTGCACAGTCGTTGGTGCATCTGTCGGCCATGTCACACGGAGGTGCATGGAATGAGCCAAGTCGCCAACTTTAGCAATCCATACTGTGATATCATCCCCCCAATGTACGTCTTTTGGAAATTGCAAACGTATCGTCTGTCGTGAGAATTGAGCAGGGAGATTCTCCATATTTACAAAGCAGAATTAAATAACAGTCCTCCAATCCCACCCTGGTATCCCAGAACGTTGAATGATTTACTGTACACTCTGAGATACAAATCTGAAGTTGGTGCTGACTCCAACGTGACATCAAGTACTGGGTAAGCTACTCGAGACACGTTGAGTGTCCCCGAAGGATGTAGTTGTTCTGGATCGAGGGAAAATGAATACACGTTGACGTTACTGCTCGTCGGCATGGTGGTGTGTGTTTCAAATGTGCGAATGTATCTCGAAGTTACTTGGTCGTCGTCGATGATAATTTCGTTATTCAGACGGAGAACGATTCTGCTGACGACACCTGGATCTTGTACGACGATCCAAAACTCACGGACTGGATTGACAAATTCGAGAGGGAACGAATCAGTCGTTCGTCCTTGTTTGAATACGAATTCATTGATATCTGTCTGACCGTACAGTGAAATCTGGTTCGTTGGAGGAGGTTTGACGTACTTTTCGTATTTCACTATGACACTTGTTGGGATGTTAGTTCCTGACATTGTTATCGGATTATACTGAATAAAATCTTGATACGTCCAATTTGAGTCAGATGATTCATCAGCTTCTACAATATAAATATATCTTGAACCTACTATAAATTGAAGACCTTGTACAGCAAGCCAATATGTTGGATCTGTATTAGCAACATTTGTACGGTGAGCAAGAAGAGTTATATTTGGATGAGAACCATTCGAAGAGTTAATTATTCCACCCGGGCGAAAGTCAATCCATTGCCAAGAATTTACATCATTAAAAGGTTTTGTTGTATCATATTGATGCCATGTTGTTACTCTTGAAAAATTCGTCACTGGAAATGTAGCCCTTTGTTGGTCAGAATTCGTGTAAAAATACATATATTTACCATCAAACCCACCTGCTGAACTATATTCAAAATCATTATTACGAATTAACGTATCTCCTGTGAAATATTCCCATGAAGATTGTTGATTAATAGGTTTTGTAACGTCATAGCGTGAAAATCGTCCAGTTCCGCCTCGTGTAGAACTGGAACCTGTGTACAGGTATTTTCCATCTGATAATAAAAGTGCATTACTTAATGGAACAGGAGATATTATAGTAGCATCTACTTGGCTATACCCACTTGGTGATGTAAAATTTTGTGTATCTAATTTAGCAATATAAGAACCAGCTGTTGCAAAATAAATGTACCGACCATCGAATACAGGTCTGAAATAATAATTAGTATTTGTAAGTTGTAATGTATCGTATATTCCAGGATAAATATCTTTCACAGATGCCGGTAAACCTGATGGTAATGTAGTATATGAATATGAAGTCGATGTGTTAAACCCCGCAGATGAATCATATCTTAGCCACATTAAATTATTATGAAGTCTATTTCCAGGTATAAACTCATTCCCTGTTTTTGTAGCGACTGAATACGTCAACGTTCCAACGACAGTGACATCTGAACCGTTTTGTGTCATTGAAGAAATTACTTTGCTCGTTGGAAATATAGTTGCACCGCCAGTCGATTGAGTCGAAGCATATGTAGTCCAGAAATTTTGAAGAGCTGTTTGGTCACTTGCAGATAATGGAGCTGTTTTATTGTAAAACCGATATGTGACGGTCCATATCTTTTGAGTTCCGTCGAGTGTACCACTTACTAAACTCGTGTACGTTGACCCAATGATATAATAATTTATTTTATATAGTAAATACACATAACGAGCGTCACTAAGTATATAATAGATAAAGTTACCTCCGTCACCATAAGGTGTACCTGGAAATCCACTAAAAAAGCTGTATGTGCTTGTTGTCCACGGAGTTGTGCTCACTGCAAGTACAGTATTTAAATCTGCTTTTTTGATATATCCACCCGTTGATTTGTATATGGTTCCACCGTTTATTGTTATATATGCACCACCATAAGAACCTCCAGGTGTCCATTTATAAAATGTTCTTGTATCTTCATTATAAAATCGAAATGATGAATCAGAACTCAAAGGACCCATGATGACGTAATTTTTCCATCCTATAGCCGATTGTACATTAAAGTTATTTGTACCATTAGCTGTGATTGCTTGGAGGTTTGATGTTGCGTAAGAATCGCCATCTAAAAACCCATCTGTCGTGATCAATTCTGAAGGAAGATTTTCAAACTTTTCAAATTCGATATTCACTCGAACATCTTGATTATTGAGAGCTTTCATGTTTATTGTGTCAAGGTCAAAGTTGAGACGAGTATAGTACTTTCGTGGAGCTGAAATGGTCGATGTATCATTTTTACCTTGTAGGATCGTAAGTCCAGATTGATTTTCGTATGGTATTCCAAGATCATCTTCAATGATGAGTCTTTCACTCGTAAGGCGATCGATCGTTTGACCACCGATGGTCAATGACGCATTTTTTATCAACTTACACGCAACCGACTCATTGTACGAAAATCCGGTCGATGGTGGGGGCGTGAATCCGCGGATCCACCCTGCTTGAATAAGTGTCAGTGGAGAACTTAAAGTTCCATTTGTAAAGTTG